TAAGCGATTTAAATGATTCTCGATCATTGTGTCATTAATGTCTTTGGTTAAATATTTAATGTCATCTTTTTCATCTAATAGTTCAAAAATGCCTGTTTTCTTCAACTGTTCAGCTGTATTATAATCCACACTAGTACCTTTAAAAATCAGGTAAGCAAGTCGATATTGCTCAATCTCATTAGATGCATCAGAAATTGTTCTATCGTATGCATCTATTAAGGTAATTACCTTTTCAGCGTCTGCCATGAGTTCCTCATTATTTGGTAAGCCAAATAATGGACAATAATCGAATGTGTGCAAGCTTTTTTCGATAAGCGTAAGTCCATTAGCGCCTGTTTCGAAGACATAAAAATAAGCGTCGTCATAAAATTCGACGCGCTGTTTGTTTTCATCAATATCAAAATATCTGATTGCGAATTCAGGTTCTGTGTAATCACTTGGAGAAAAAATAATTGTCTCCCACGGATCTAAATTGATTATTCTTTCTTTACCTTCTGTGTCGATATAAGCTAAACGAGCACTATAGCCACAAATAGCAGCCTTTTTTCCCCACTCGCTATCTTTATCTTCAACATTGTTGCGCATACGGAATACACCGATTTCATCTTTCAGCTTTTTTAATTCATCTGATGATTCTTCATCAATTTCATATCCAACTGGATGCCCAAACATATATCCAACTTTTGTATCAACGATATCAGCATCAAAAGCATTATTTAAAAGATTGTTTACTTTATTGTCGATACGTCTAACTGCACCTGTCTCGAAATCTTCATATTCAATTGGTTGTCGTTGTAGTATAGGTACGCCACTCACTGAAGCTTTATAGCGCTCATAAAATGTTTGGCGTTTCGCTTTGTCAGTTGTATGCTCTTCAATTGCTTTTTGGATTAACTGAGCATCTGCTCCATGTTCTCGAAATTGTGCTAAGTATTTGTGAATATTCATTAACTCACCCACTTTCTTAAATGTTTGCGATATCTTTCAACGCTGTATCGAAGTGCATCAATTAGATGATTAAACTCATCACAAGGCTTATTCAACAACCGACCATCTTTATCTCTTGCCCACACATAGTTACTGAATTCATTTATTGCATTCGCACATGATGGATGAATGATTATTTTGAATTGTTGTAAAAACTGAATACCTGCATTAACGCTGTCTTTACCTTTTTCTGCTTTGACGATACGTCTAATGCCAAGCCTCTTTAACTCGTCGATGGACTTCGGTTCCGCTGAATCTGCGATGATTAATTCTTTTTGCCAACCCTTTTCTTTGATTCTGTCAGCAATTTGATTGTTTAATAGACCACGTTCATAGATTTCATCAAATATGAAGATTTCTTTATTATTCATGTCTATAAGACTTGCTGGTAATGCAGTTGGGTCAACTGTATAACCAAAGTCAAGACCAAATGCTGAACGAACTCCATCGCGCTTTATAATCTCGCTCTTATCAAATGCTTGGACATACCAATTATTGAAGATGGCCCCCTCAGCGATTCCCCATTCTCCTAAACCTTCAATCTTGTAACGTCTAGGGTTATTAATACGCATATCTTCAAAGATTGCTCTGTCATCATCTCCAAGGAATTCATTAATTAGGTAGTTTGTTGTTACTGCATAGACATTTTCATTTTTAACGTCAAAAAAACGCTTCTTTAACCAATGTCGTTCGTTCCAAGGGTTGAAAGTAAGCGTAATTTGTTTGAAGTATCCTGGCGGCAGTTCACCACGAATAGACATGTCCACTTTGTTAAAGTCATCTTCATTTGTTATTTGATAAGCTTCTTCAAACCATGCCCAACATAAGTGTCCTTTGTCTACTGTAATAGAAGTAACACTCATTGGATCATCAAGTCCCCGGAAGTAGATGGACTGACCTGTTGGCTTATAAATTGCCTCAAGCGGTGATATCTTAAAATCCCATAAGTGAGACACGCCTAATTGCTGTGTCGCCCATTTAAGTTGTTTCCATGTACTGTCACGATGATCTTTGAATACTTTTCGGATAACGAGCGTATTTGCTAATGGATATTGCATCATGCGGTAGATGATGTTCAATGCGGTTGTAGTGGACTTTTTACTACCACGACCGCCTTTTACCACACGATAACGTTTATTGCAGCTCCAGAACTCCTTATATCCATTACCGACTACTTTTTTTAGGCTTACACGATTAGTCATCAAGGTCATCAACAATCACCACTTGCTGAACACCATCAATTTGTTGCTTTTCAGTCCACATCGCGTATCGTTTTCCTAATAGTTCTGCTGCCTTTATTCGCTCTGTTGTTGTAGGAGGCATGTCATCAATGACCTGACGACCTTTGCCAGTGCCTCTGAGTGTTGCTCCTTTTTCTTGGCCACGTAGGATAGCTGTGAGCGTTTCTAAAATTTCTTCCTGCTTCGCAATTGTTTCTTTCTGATGAGAATGCATCCGCTCTTCGATATAAACTTGAACTTCAACATTCTTCAACAATCGCTGTCCTTGGGAGTATGCTGTACGTTCTGCATATCCCGCTCTTATTGCTGCCTGTGTTGCGTTAAGATCAATAATGTATTCATCAGCAAATCGCCTTTGTCTGTCATTCAGAGCCATTGAATCACCCCTTTCGAAAATAATTATTGAGTGGGAAATTAATTCCCACCGTTATCTGAAAATTCTGTCATTGGTGGGAAATAAATTCCCACTGGAAACAGCATTATTGAACAAAATAAAAGAAGCCATTTCGTGGATAGCTTCATAAGTTTGTCATTATGCTAATTTCCATTGATACCCTTTATGAGTTCTAAGTTTTCCTCTGATACATTTAGAAATTGAAGATACTGTAAAGCCCTCACAATCTGCTTCTGTCATAGATTCAAAATAAAGCGTTTCCTTGTGATTAAAAGCAATAACAGGTTTACGAATCTTCTGAAGACGTGTGCCGTAGTTTAGATTGTACTCAGCAGTACACCATTCAAGATTTGAATAATGGTTATTTGCTTTGTCTTCGTCTTTATGGTTTACTTGTACGTTTTCCTCTGGATTAAAGTTTAATACAAATGCTTCTGCTACTATTCTATGAACAAAGAAAGATTTCTCACGGCCGTTTTTACGTAAGCGTAAATGTTTGTAGCCTTCACGATCTGTAGTTTGAGCCAGTATTTTACCTTTAATCTTTCTTGGGAAGCCACCGTTCATGATAATGCGGTCTAAGCTTCTTACTTGTCCATGTGATGATACTTGATAATACCCTTCATAACCTTTAATGTCCTTCCAAATTACTCGTTCCATTTTAGATAACCTCCGATAAAAAGTTGAATTTTTATCGGGAGTGAAATGACATCTTACTCGTCAGGCTATAAAGTCTGTGAACCAGGTAAGGAAAAAGGAATTCGGGAGGAAGTTTTGAGGAGGTCAAAAAACTTACCTGGTTTACACACTTAATAGAGATTTAAGCAATAAGGATAAGCAGTAAAAACAAAAGCATATTGTAAATGAGGAGATTTAATGTTTACTACTTATCCTCCTACCTATAAGATATAGAATGACTTTTCCTGACGGGTAAAATGGGTTATCTTCAGTGAAATTTTTATTTTTTTTAAGATTTGTTCTTCTGTTATCTTAATTACTTATGAAAACAGCTTTTTACACATATATTTTATTTTTTATTTTTAAGTACAAAAAAAAGACCATCGAAATGATGGTCTGAATGTTATTTATTCTAAAACGTCAGAAAGCAATTGCCACTCTTCGCCTGAGATGTCATCTGAGTAATTGTCTATACAAATAAATAGCTCGTTATTGCTTTTGTCTTTTCTTACAAAACCGCCTTTTAAATTGTGTTTTTCTAAGTAGGTTTTTAAGACTCTGAACTTCTTACCTGAGAATCTATCAATATCCTCACTATCCCCAGTTCGACTAAAGCCTCCCTTAGTTTCAATAATCCAAATCTCGCCTTTAACAGAAAGAATATAGTCTGGATAAAATGATTTTTGTTTGCCAGCATTGTCATGATAAACAATTGAGAGATAATCGATACCTTTATCTCCATTTTTGTATATCCAATCAACACTTTGATGATCTTCACAGAATTTTTCAAATGTCTTTTCAGAATCTGAACGAGGTTCAGCAGAAGATAGATAACCTTTGTAAACGTTGTTGTTGTATTCTCTCTGAACTCGATTCTTTCCGTCATATGTAAAGAGAACTTCCTTTGGAATCTTAATCTCTCTTTCAGTGACAAAATCTTCAAAAGAAGGCTGTATTTCAACGTCCGATAAAGCTATACGGAAATCTTCTTTTAACTTGTCAAAATTGTTGATTGCAAAAGCATATACATCTTTTGTTTCTAGTTCCAAAATTTTGTTTTTATATCTAACATTTTTGTCGAACAATCTTCTAATGATTGTATTCATTTGCTCATATGGAAGGCTAATTTTTAGACCTAACGTACTTACACGATTATGGTATTCACGACCATGCTTGTGTGTATTTAGAGGTTCAATCATATTGACTTCCTCTAGTTTTTCAAATGCTTCTTTATTTAATGTATGAACATTTCCTGTAAAGGTCTTCTTGATAATTTTATCAGAAAATTTATACCCTTTAAGTTCCAAACGCACTTTGTTTTCTGATGTTTTTGAAGTACATTTGTGCTCCTTAGTGAAGAAAGTTACCATTGTATTTAGAGCATGAGTTGCATCGTTAGAAATTGCAACGTCTTTTTTATACTCTGAAATCAATGTGAAATCTCTGTAGTCTTCTTTTAAGAATAACTTTACAGCATCAAGTGCGCCTTTTCCGAGATGTGTTTTTACGCCTTCAGTGAATTTTTCATCAAATGTGTATAAATAACAAGAATCTAATAAATCATTTTCATAATGCTTTACTTCAGGCATACGTCGAATTCTTCCTATTGTTTGAATCTCAAAAGTTTCGCTTGTATTCTCACGCAATTTGACAAGAATTTGTGCACGTGGACAATCCCAACCAGTAGCAATTGCTTGTTTTATTATTATCACTATAGGCTTAGCATCAATTTCTTCTATTTCCTCTAGATTTTGTTTTCGATCACTTAGCCATACTGCTAACAACCCATTTTCGTATGTAATATTCTTTGTTGCTAAGTATCTCTCTATTTCATCTTGTAGAACTTCGCTTTTATTTGGAAGCTGTATAATGATTAGAGGATTTACGTTAGAGTTCTTCTCAATATATGCTTTTTTAAGTTCAGCTTGTTTTTCTAATGCTTTACTAATTAGAAAATCATTGTGATTATCTAATTCCAAAGTTCGACCAAAATCCTCGTTAATTACGAGAATCTTTTTAATTAAACCTTCTGCAATCACATCTTCTTCTAAGACTTCAATTACTGTTGCGTTTGCATAATTTTTAGGTGTGGCAGACGTACGAATAATTTTTTTGGGATTAAATAATTCTATAATATCGTTTGCTTTAACTGTATCATTTTGATGCGACTCATCGATAATAACAATAAAATTAAGACCATCATTATGTGCTTTAGCAACGTATTCCTGAAAGTTTGTTCTTTCCCCTTCTTTTATCGCATTATTCCCTTTTTTAGTGAGCTTTTCCCAGTTTATAAAGCAAGCATCGTTTTCTTTAAAGCCATCTGTCATTACATCATATAAAAGTTTAGTGGAACTGTTATGAATATACTTATCCATCTTTGCTTTACTTTGCTCTTCAAGATTCCCTTTACCTGGTGTAAGCCATACAAAAACATTACCAAATTCACTTTTTCCGTAATCATCGATAAAGTGAGTTAAAATTATTGTTTTTCCAGAACCTGTTGGGCTTTTAAAGATGGTTTCTTTATTTTTATCCAACATGCTTTCTTTTAAGTCCCCAATAGCTTTTAATTGGAATTCTGCTAGTTTAAACATTTCTATATTACCCCCTTAACTCTTTGTAATAGTAATCAGGTATTATATTAATTTTGATATTATTTAATTTTAAGAATGCTTCTTGTTCACCTGTAGGAAGTACATCATGACCAAGGTAGATTACTTTACACTCTTTATCTTGCTTGTATTTTTGAATAAATTCTTCTAAGTCATCATCTTTTAAGATGATAGCAACTTCATGATTATTAACAAAATTTATTCCGTTTTCCAGCTCCACCAATTCTCGAACATGTTCAAGAAGTTCATCTGCATATTCATAATAAAATCTATCTGAAATTGGAACAAAATCAACTTTAAAATATTTTAGACTAGCTTTTATTCCTTCAATTCTTCCATCATATGCCTTTATTCCATCTACTTTAAAAACGCCATCTTTTAGTGAAGTCTTTAAATCATCATAATTATTTTTCTCATTTTCTATTATCCGATCAGCTTCATCTAATATCTTCTTGTTTTTCTTGAAGTTCGCTAGTGTTATCTTTTGTTCATATAATGTAGTAACTTTCTTTCCCTTAAAATCATAACCGTCAATAATACGTTTGTTTCTTTCATATGTAACATCTCTACAGATATTATTTTCATTATTATTTACAAGGATGAATTTTCTGTTTCCACCATCCTCTTTATTTAATTCTAGAACTGCTTGTCCAGTTGTGCCTGAACCTGCAAAAAAGTCGAGTATTATTGAGTCCTTTTTCGAGTAAAGTTCTAATATCCTTTTTATTAGTTTTACTGGTTTCGGGTAAGAGAAAACTGACTTCCCATTAAAGATTTCTTTTAACATCTTACTCGCTGTTTGAGAATGATCGACTTCAGTGTATTTCCAAATAGTCATTGGAGTTACACCATCTTTAACTTCTGTAAGAAACATTTTTGGTGCCCAAACACTATCTCCATCTTTTCCGAAGTAGATTCTATTATCATCTATCATTTCTTGTAGTTTATTTTTATCATACAACCAACTTCTTCCTGATGGAGGCAATACCTTTCTTCCTGATGGCAGAGTTACCTCATATATATTCTTCTCAACGGCTGGTCCAACAGAAGGATTACCGGCTTTCCACGGTCCCCTAGGATCATTATCAATATTTTTGTAATCATCATTTTGTTTGTCTGTACGACGTAAACCATTTGAAATAGTCAAATCTTTGTTTTTAGCCGCATAACATAACAGATAATCATGATTTTCAGAAAAATGCTTCTTCAAGTTAACTGGCGCATAAGCTCTTTCCCAGATAATTTGTGCAATGAAATTATCTTCACCAAAGATTTCATCCATCAACAAACGTAGATTGGATTGTTCATGGTCATCAATACTAATAAAAATGACTCCTGAATCAGTTAATAAATCTTTTGCTATTGTCAATCTCTTCGACATAAAAGAAATCCATTTTGAATGTCTGTATGAATCTTGATTGTCAACAATTTTATCATCGTAAATAAAATCTTTATTCTTAGTGTTGTATGGAGGGTCAATATAAATTAAATCAATAGATTTTTTATGTGTTTTTTGTAGCAATTTTAGAGCAGCTAAATTATCTCCTTCTATAAGGAAATTTAACTTACCACCATTATCCAGAAATAAATCTTTTTCTTCAATTAATACTGGTGTATGGTCTTCTAAAATTTTTTCAATAGTTTCAATGTGTTCCTCATATACAAGACCATACTTTTTCCCTTTTAATTCCTTTTCAATTTCACTAATATATTCTAAAAGTTCCGTAGCTGTTTCATTTTTTTCACTTTGCTCAATAAAAGATTTTAATTGATTAATCTTTTGCGTGAGCTCATCTCTTTTCATCTTAGATAGATTTGTGCTCATAGATTTATTCCTCATTTCGTATTGTAAAAAAATATACACCTTTTTATATTATGATTGAAATTACTTATTTAAGCTATACAAATATCCCTGCTAATTTAGAGTAAGCTCGTTAATTTGAGCATACTAACTAAAGCAGGGATTTTAATCAATTATGAAATTTGCCTTCTATACTCCATAAAACACATGCTTTTTCCTGTAGATTTATAGTATTCATTAGTCGAAGTGTTGTATCTTACGTATTCTTGTCTCGTACATATTTTCATTTTATTGAAGCTGTCGTAAGCAATAAAAGGCTTACCACAAACCTTACATAGGTGCCATCGCTTCGCTGTAATTTTGACGTCACGCCATGTAAGTTCACGGTTTAGTGGATTGTTTTTCAGGAGTCGATCTATGATCCCGCGGTACTGCTTGAGGTTCGATTTGAACAGCTGAAAATCTTCCTGCAAGTTTTTTTCTGAGATATACTCCCCTTTCTGAAAGACAGTAAGAAGTTTATCCGTTAAGTAGTTACAAATAATTTTACGTTCATCTTTTGATAGATGCATCATTGACTATGCACCAACCTTTTATTACATACGCTGGTCGAATCTGTTGGAACCTTTTTGCGCCCTACTGCATATAATCCTGCTGCATGATTAGAGAAATCATGATGAAAGACTCTGTTGTTTTTATCTTGTCTTCTAAAGTAGTCTTCATCTATTTTACAGTTATTTTTTACTGATGATGTAGCACAGTCTGAAGCATAATGACAAGGGTATTCAACATCTATCGGTAACACCTCATTGAATGTAGGAGGCCCTTCTACACGTTGCTTTAGAACTTCTTTTGCATGATTATCTCGATGTTTAGTCAGATGTAGCATGTGCGTCAACAGAACGTCTGAAACAGAATATGGTGATACTTTTCCTAACTGAACATTTAAAAGATGCTCTGAGAGCGTATCAGCAGGTTTCATATCTTCGTATTGATAAAATTCAGAAGGCATGCCGTCTAGAACATCTACCATGATCTGAATTGCTTCTTCTTCTAAATTCATTGCTTCTTCAATAGAAGTTCCTTCGTACAGTTGGATTTCCATGAAGCTTAATTGCAGAGCATAGCGCATTGTTAAGATACTTAGATGGTTTGTTTGTAATAATGTAGAGCGCAAAGCTCGCTCTATATCCATTTTAATTACAATGACCATAGGGTCATAACTATACGTTCCTTGTTCAACCAGCTTGTAATAATTGTCTAGTAAGCTACGAACACCTTCTTGATTGTATTCATATAAATCCTCAATTGACTTCTGTTTTGTGTAAGTGTCAAACATTACTCAATCTTCCTTTTGTCTATCCCTGTAGGCATATTCTTATCGGAAGTGTTTTTTGAGAAGGTTATCTTAACGTGATGATTTTTCTTTTGCTTGAACTATAATAGCACCAATCAGGATAGCAAAACCGTAAATTGGATTTACCATAGCAGCGATACATGATAAGGGTAATAAATAGACCATTGGTAAATGCCTCCTTTCATTCTCTCTATCTATTTAATTACTTCCTTTAGTCTCTATATAACATATAATTATTAAGTTCGAGGCAAAGTTTACCTCGAACCATTTTTTTGTGCTTATCAAAGAGCCTCGGCTCCTATTTTGTGCTATAATACTTACAGTAACGTTGCCGCGTTACTACAAGCTTTTTATCAGTTGTGTTTTTGTGTTTACGCAATTGGTAAATTCGTAAAAACGTGTACTGTGCATTTATTGCGCAGTGCGCGTGCTCTTCCTATCGCTTGCAATAATTCAGATTCTACAAATGTAAACTGAATTTCTTGAAGCATCGTGTTTTCGCTATAAGTATTGTAAAAGAACTCATAGCCGTTTCTCTCGACTAATGTGTATTTAATGCCTTCTGTTGACTGATCTAATGCAGTTACTTTTAGATTCAACAGTTTTGCTACCATGATGTAATGAGATGGATTCATATTAGGCGTACCAATTACTGCTAGATCTTGTCCTTTATACTTATCAATCCCTGATGTCGCTCCGAAGTGACAGTCATCGATCACATTAAACCCCATTTCTTTTAACTTCGCTTTATACTTTGCATACGTAATGACATTCATATCTTTCACGATTTCTTTAGCTACCTCTAATGCTTTAATAGTACCTTTATCCATCTTACTTAACGAGTTACGACTAAACGACTTGTCATAGTGCGTCACAATTTTACCTTCCATTTCGACATCACCAATGTCAACGAATCTCACATCTTTACCGAAGGCTTGCTTATAAAGTTTCTCTGATGCTGTAGCAGACAATATGATAATATTTGTGTCTTCAAAATGATCGAAGTTGTTTAGTTTTCCGTATTGAATTTTTCCTTGAGCAGTTCTAACAAAGTAATCGCATTCAAGCAAACCGACGAGATTTCCACTAAATGCATCAATATTATCTTGAATTAGCTTTTCTAGCTTGTCCGTATTCACAGTCACCGTTTTTGGTTTTGCATATACTCCAACTTCAGTAGTTAGAAACTGATTTGCTAATGTTTGTACTTGATTCTTAAACGTTTCTTCAGAATTAATTGATAAAGCGACTAAGTTGCCGACATCATTTGCATCAATTTCATCTGTTTCAAAAAGTTCTGTCATCATAATATCTTCGTCGATAATCAATGTTTCAACTTTGTTTTTTATATTGAAGATGCGTTTATGAGTGACTAACAAATTATTAGCGTGACGCATGCTTTGGATTGCTGTCGTGTAATCAATAATTGCTTGTTGCTCTTCTGTAATATTGTCTACATGAAGTTTCATGTATTCTTTCGAAAGGTTAAAGATTAGTGCTTGTGCTTTTGAGTGCATCCCTACTTTTTGTAGATTCAAATATTCTGCTTCTTTATCTTTTGGTAAGGTAGGTAGATCAGGTACTAATAAGAAGTCATGTCCTGCATCTGTTAAGCGTTGGTAAAATTCACGACCTAACTTATGCGTTGGCACTGCAATCATCGTGTTTTTATGCTGAAGCTTTGTCACGCCCTCTGTTTTACCTAATCCCGTCGCTGCTTTAATGACGGTGATATTGCGACCTTTTAACGCGAATGCTTCATTCAATGCTTCTTCAAATACATCTTCCGCTTCTGTTATGCTGATTTTTTCTGCTGGCTCTTCTATCCTTCTGATTTCGCCTCTCTTAGCTCCCAATTTTAATAGGATGTTCTTCCGTCGATTCGGGCAACTATCAAAAAATGGACAGTTATCAAGTGAGCAGTTTGATGGCATATACCCTTGCGCCTTCGCATAGTCAATTCCTCGCACTTTCATTTCTTCTTTTCGGTTTTCTTTATCGTATTCAGGGTTTATGTTCATTGCTTCCATAAACCGCTTTTCTCCGCCTCTAAGATGAATATAGTTTAATGCTAGATGGTAACGGCTTGCGTATGGTAAGTACTCACCTGACTCGTGCTCTGCAGCTAACTGACAAACTTCACGTAGTTCATCTAAATCTACATCTTTTCTCATTTTCCACTCAGTTTTCTTTTTTTGTATTGAACCATCTAAATTCAACTTTGGCTTACCTTTTCCTGTAGGAGCCTTAATTGGTCTAAAATCTTCTTCTGATACATTAAAGTCAGCCTCCACTTCCCCATCATCATTCGTTTTTACAGACGGGAAGCCATTATTCATATTTAATGAGCATTCTTGACAATACTTACTGATTTGTTTTGAAGCATTAGTCGGATTTTCAATACGATATTTCGTTACTAAAGCTTGTACAATCTCTTCTGCCATTAAAACTGTATTCGATTCATAGAAATTCTCCATACCACCGAAGAATAAGCGTGCCTCGTCTTTACACTGCTGGTCCGATTTACCATCGAACAGACGTACAAGCGCATTATAAACCATGAAGCGCACTCGCTTATCTGTAATAGGCCGATCTAGTAAGAATAGCGCTCTAAACTTATGCGTGTCGTCAGTGTGGCTGTATGTCGTATACGCGACAACTGGTCTTACTTTATATTTACTACTGATTTTAATGAATTCTTCCATCGTCATTCCATAATCAAAATCTAATCCGAACACTTGCTGTGATGTCCAGCATTCGTTCGCTCGTCTGATTTCGCCATTCTGGTCCGGTGTATTAAAGTAAGCGCAGGAGAAGGCATGTCCTTTTACTGGCGCTTGTTTTAGCTCTTCAGGTGTTATTGCTACTGCGTTCTTTTGCAGTCGCGCCGAGATT